TCTTACGGCGAGCACCGCGGAAACCTGCATAACAAGGGGTCCACCACGATGCGAAGTCCTTGTTAACAACATTAAGAGGGGTAGTATCATCTACATTAGATACATCAATACCCTTAGGGTCCCATCCACTTTGGTATGGCGTGTCCTTATTCAAAAGGCGATTAATACGCACAATACCCTCTGGTGGAGTTTCCGGCACCCAAACTCTCGTTTGCTGATAACGCTTCATCAACTCCCTCAACGTCGTGGGAGGATCTCCATAAAACACACTGTAAGTATGGTCCGCTTCCACCGATTCCTTAGCAATAGTCTGAATTTCTGTGGATCCCATCGGTTTATCAGTTTCACTGACCGAAGGGTTTTCCGTAGAATCAGGCATTCCGCTCTGGCTCTCAAGCGCAGGCGTCTGCGGAGGGAAAACGTGGAAATTGTTTAGAAGGCGGTTAGAGGGCGCAGCGAACTTCGCATCCTCACACATACTAACAAAAACGTTAACACTAATTGGTGCATCCACTGAGGGACACACGAGATCGTTCAAAATATTAAGCTCAAGGATACCGTTAAAAATTCCCTGAGTCTTAGGTAGGCGAACACTGTCCGAAAAATTCACGGCAGTAGAACTCAGAGCTCCACATGTTAACCATGGCTCTGACTGTGCCCAACCTACAACGACCTCAAAATCATCCTGTTCCGCAATATCGATCACGCGGGAATAGTTGGTATTATACTCAACAGCTTGACTGTGAGAATTCGGATCATACCGAACCAACATTCTTCCTTTGTGAAAGTCAGATTTAACAATCTGAAAGCGAAACTTTAAACTACCCTGCCATGATTCAAAACATGATCCAATCATGCTCATGGGGGTGGGATGAATTTCGTCCTGGAGAATATCGAACAACATTGGTGTCACATGTGAGTTCCACAACAATGTGTCAGGTCCTTCATCTGGTGTCCAAGTGAAACTAGTAAGATAAGATTCACGCTGGGCAATATCATTAATGCCCATCTGGTCAACACCATCAAGACCCGCAGTCCGGGTATCCAGGGTAAGTTCAGCCTTAGAATCCATAGTAAGTTTTTGCACAGCATCAGCTGCGTCCACATTAGTGAAATTACCTGTTGGATTAGGCTTGAACAATTGTATATCAGTGACCACAGCGGGGCGCGAGTATCCGAAGATTTTCGCAACTTCCCCCACCTTACCGGCGACCATTTGGGTCGCCATCGCGTAAGGCCGAATAAGTGGCAAGTCCGCGAGTATCCCCGCGGCTTTTGCAATGGCTGCTGCTGGTTTGGAAATAATTCCCGAACCATATTCATCTCGTGCAGTAATGTCATTGCTTTTATTCTTAGCTCCGAGCGACTTCTTGCCCTTCTTACCAGCCTGCGAAGTAAGCAGTGCAGTACTGGTTGGCATAGTGAGGACAACGTCCTCGGCCCACAGATAGATCGTAATAGTTACGGGGTCATTACCTCCATTAGCATGGAGGAGGTTGTCAAAAGATTTGACAACAATTTCACCCATATCCTGCGCGTCGTCATCTGTGATGGACAAATAATTCTTAGTCCAAAAGAAAGGCATACAAAGCTCTCCACCAGTATTCTTGGTGGGATTAAGAAAGAAGTGCGGCTTCTGACTAGCCTGGATCAAGTCTTGCTGGAGGAAATTCCTCTCAACAGTGATCTGGTCGTAGTTAGTACCGGCAAGTGGATTATAACTCGCAAGGGCACGTCCATAATGGAACTTAGTACCCGAGATAACCATCTTGCAATGCATCTTCATTCGAATCAGCTCGTAGTTTTTAATTTTCTCAGCAACAAACGGATTGGACAAAAATTCCTCCCAGGGATTAAACGCATAGAAAAAGGGCTGTCCAACAGCCCAGTTCTGCACACTCTGGCGGATAGGGCGGTTAAGAAATTCGCCCAAATTGGAATCGTTGTTATTCGCCAAATCCATGGTCTCGTCGTAGCCGCTCTTAATGTCCGTAGTCCATCCAGCATCTTGATCCGCAAAAGCGGTAATCTGCTGTTGGGACATAGGTCCAGATTCGGCAACGTCCATTCCAGGTGGCGGCTGCAAAGCGCCGGTCGCAGAGGATTGCGAGTCTAAACAAACTGACTCAAGCATTCCTTCAAGTTCATTGACCTTGCGCTGCAAAGCAGCAATATGCTGATATTTTTTGGAGAGTTTACGTCGCAAATGTTTATTGAGCTGCGACAACTCCGCATTTTCATGCATTATGAAGCTCATATCAAAAGTTGGGGCTCTTTTCAAAGGCGCGTCCCAATCAAAATCCTTCCCCTGAGGTACAGCAGGGGTCTGTTCAAAAATAGTATCAAAATTAGAAATCAATTTATTTACATCACTGATCAGGTTGATTAATCCGTCACAGGAGTGCTAACTTTTTGCATTGACTAAATGCCTCGCTAGATAACGAGAGGGCTCTGGTCCCTAAGTCTTCTACACCACGCTGTCATAACATACTAGGCAATCCAGCTCCTAATAAGCTACCGTTATACAGTGGTACAGCCCCGATTTGGTTTTAATTGCATGAGGGAACGCAATGACACATTTTAACGGTAAGTGCCCAACCGGAGCCGCAGGATTACTCCTTTGGCAAATTGTCATGGTATTGAAGAAAACCTAACATATCAGCCCACTGCTGTGGGACATCCATGGTTCTCTTACCAAAGACTTCAACAATCTCAAATCCGTACTCCGAATAAATCATTGCTACTACAGTTGCTTCAGGTTGCAGGATACTCATAACTTGAGCATATTTCCTGGCCTGTTTGCGAACCTTGCAGCGCTGAGGCTTGCGATCAACCAACGATTTGGTTTCGATCACAAGGAAAAAATCATTCTCCTCAGTGTACATGAGATCGCCCTTGCCGTAATTATCGGCAATCACAGAATATTCCTGTGCGGTCGGTTGACCGAGGAGCTCAATTACCCGCTCCTGCAGGGTGTCTTCCTCAGTAGGGTTCATTGCCTTTTCAGGCTTGCCCGACTGGGAATTAAGGACAACATCATACTTTTCAGCATACCAGTCCTTGCGCTCATCATAGGAGGGAATGGGGCCCAAATAGCCCTTAATTCCAGCGGCTTCTGCCACCTGCTCCAATTGAGCGACTTTCTCGGAATAGACATCCCGACCAAACTCAAAGTACTTAAGTGCTACATTGCTAATGGCTTCAGCGCTAGACTGTTCCATTGACAAAACTTTTGACTTGAGATGAGCGTGAAGCATCTTAGCGATACTCCCGTCCTCAATTACAGCTCGGTACAATCCGAACTCAGGGTCCATTACGGCAAAGTGCTTGAGAAAAGATGCGTTCGACAACTTAATGAAGGGTACGCTCTCAGCTTCCTTTTCAGCCATAGTGTAGGTAATTCCAACCTCAGCAAACTCCTGAGCAATCCGGGTGTGGTTATAGGCATCGTAGCCCTGCTTGACGGTCATGATATTATCATCGCCATACGTCATAAGCGCAACCACTTCGGCGAACTTGGGAACTCTCCACCAGCCATCATCTTTCGCGATCTTAAAGTAAACATAACGCATGTAAAGCGAATTCACGATCGAATTGATAACAACAGTAAGTGGATGTCCACTCGGGTTAGACCCGAAAAATTGGACAACAGTTCCAAAGTAATCATAGGTAGGATAAGAAATTTCCGACGCAATGCCTCTCATGATGACTAAGTCATCGGCATCATAATTGCCGGATTTCTCCGCGATGGCGATTAGCAACTTGAAAGCAGCGAGCATAAATTCTGGGCTCATTCTGCCGTCAAACTTTGCGTAATCTCCAGCGATCGCACGGTCCCAACCGTACTTACCGATGTGTTCAAAGAGTTCGGTCCACTCTGGCGATTGTACAACAGTTCCAACAGCGCACTCCGTGAGGTTCTTATTCCTCTGGAATAACGCAGCTAGCGAAAGATAATACTTGCGTACTAGCATAATGAAAGGCATATTGGCTGCCGCAAAAACGCGCGCCTTCTTCTTGGTGAGCTTGGTAGGCTCATCCTTCAAAGATGCCTTAAAAACCGTGTTAATCGACTTTCCGGAGAGCAACATTCTCTCCAATCGTGCTACCTCCTCCAAAATAGAGGAATCAACATCGCGGGGGCACGAAATACCCTCAACGACGCGGTCGGTCTTCTCAACGACCTGTGTCTTCGGACCCTTGAATGGGAAGCCCATGGAGGTGCTAAAATTCATTGCATT